AAAAACTGGGGAAACAAAAGTAAAGTTAAAAAAGCTGCTCAAGGTGGTGTTATGATGCCATCAAACGAGTTTCGCAAGCGTCCAGTGCGCCGTATGTTAGGTGGCGGAGAGGCGATTGCAAATGGATGCGGCAAAGTAATGACAAATCGTCGCAAGGTAACAAAGTTGAGCTAATGGCTGTTCGTAAGACAAAAAAAGGTGCTGCACTCAAGCGTTGGTTTAAAGAGGACTGGAAAGATGTCCGCACTGGCAAGGCTTGTGGTCGCAAAAAGGGAGAAAAAAGAGGCACACCATATTGCAGACCAACAAAGCGTGTGAGTTCTAAAACACCAAAAACAGCGTCAGAGATGACATCGACTGAAAAGCGTAGTAGAATAGCTCAAAAGAAGCGTCTTGGGCAACCTGCAGGAAAACCGAAGCGCGTTAAGTCGCTTAGAAGGAAAAAGAAATGACCGTATCAGGTTCAACAGACTTTGAATTAGATGTCGCAGAGTACATCGAAGAGGCTTTTGAGCGTTGTGGCTTGGAAGCCCGTACAGGTTATGATTTGCGCACAGCAAAGCGTTCTTTGAACCTTATGTTTGCAGATTGGGCTAACCGTGGCTTAAATCAGTGGACAATCAAGCAAAGAACCATCACAGCGGTAGAATCTGATGGCGATTACACTCTAGATGGCGATGTTATAGACATTTTGTCCGCAGTTGTTCGTCGTAGCGGTACAGATTACACAATAGATCGCATCAGCCGTGACGAATATCTAGCAATTCCAACAAAAACAACGACTGGTCGCATTACTCAGTTTTTTGTTGATCGTCAGATAACGCCCGTTTTGAAGGTTTGGCCTGTTCCAGATAACGATACAGATGTCATTGTGTATGACTGCCTGACTCGTATTGATGATGCAGACACGCAAACAAACACTGCAGATGTTCCATTCCGATTTTATCCCTGCCTTTCTGCAGGGCTTGCATATTACATTGCTCTAAAACGTGCGCCTGAACGTGTTCAAATGCTAAAGGCGGTGTATGAAGAAGAAATGCGCCGTGCGATTGATGAAGATAGAGATCGCGCATCATTCCAGATAACACCAAGTTTAAGGAATTATCGCATTGTCTAAATTCGCAACAGGTAAATGGGCCTACGGCATTTCAGACCGATCTGGTTTCAGATATCGGTTAAAAGACATGCGTAAAGAGTGGAATGGCCTTCTTGTTGGTAAAGATGAATGGGAAGAAAAGCATCCACAATTAGAGCCTTTACGAGTCCCCCCAGACCCACAGGCTATTAAAGATGCAAGACCAGAGCCAGATTTGAATCAAGAAAGAAACATTCAGTGGAGTTGGAATCCTATTGGCGGACCCTCTGATGGTGGCTTGACTCCTAATAGATTAAAAATGACAGGCTCTGTGGGAGCAGTTACGGTGGTGACGACATGAGTTTTACATACGCACAGCTTAAACAGGCAATTCAGGATTACACTGAAAATGATGAAACTACATTCGTCACAAACTTGCCTTTGTTTATTCGACAAGCTGAAGAACGTATTTTAAAAAGCGTTCAACTTAGTCTATTCAGAAAAAACGCAACAGCGGCAACTACGGCAAGCAATAAATACTTAGCGTGTCCAAGTGACTTTTTAGCTCCGTTTTCTTTAAGTCTAGCAGGTGCTGATGGGGATAAGTTCTTTATTGATTTTAAAGACCCTAGCTTTTTGCAAAGCTATACTCCTGACTCAACTACAACTGGTGCGCCTCGTTATTATTCACAGTTTGATGTGGATAATTTTATGTTAGCTCCAACTCCAGATACTACATACACTGCAGAACTTCATTACTTCTATAGACCTGCAAGTTTGACTGCAGGTACAGATAGCGGAACCACTTGGTTAAGTATAAATGCAGAGTTAACTCTTCTTTATGGCTCTCTTGTCGAGGCTTATCTATTTATGAAAGGTGAGCAAGATATGATGGCGTATTACGATAAAAGGTTTACTGAATCGCTTTCTGGCCTCAAGATGCTAGGCGAAGCCAAAGAAACAACGGATGAATACCGCACTGGTAAAGTTATAAGGGCGAAACAATAATGTTTGAGTTTGGTTTAGATATTCAAAAAGATGGTCCGGTTGTTGGAGTTCGCACAACAGAGAACAGGGGGTTTACCCCTGAAGAACTTGCGCAGCAATGCGTAGAGAAAATTATTTCGGTTTCCGATGATGCCCATCCCGGCATACGGGACCAAGCTCGTGCTTTTCAAAAGCACATAGAAATGCTTGTTGCAAATTATATGCGGCAGGCTATTCGCAGCGACCGCACAACAGTGTATAATGCACTTAATGATGCGGGACATCCCGAACTGGCTGAACTTATAAGGAGACTTTAAATGGCCTTTACTGGAAACTACATGTGTACATCGTTTAAGCAGGAACTGCTTCAAGCGCAACACGACTTCACAGCGTCAACTGGGCACACTTTTAAGTTGGCTCTTTATGACAACAATGCGTCTTTTACGGCAGCAACTACTGATTACACGGCAACAGACGAAGTAAGCGCGTCTGGGTCGTATTCAGCAGGTGGTGGCACGTTGACTAACGTAACCCCAACGACTTCAGGAACTACAGCGTTTACTGATTTCGGTGATTTAACGTTTACGTCTGCGACAATCACTGCGCGTGGAGCGTTGATTTACAACACCACAACAGGTGGCGGGTCTAGCACAACAGACACCGTTGTTGTTTTGGACTTTGGTTCCGATAAATCTTCGACATCTGGAGATTTCCAGATTGTGTTCCCTACAGCGGATGCGACTAACGCGATTATCAGAATTGCTTAAATATGGTTGTTTTAGCCAATAGAGTTAAGGTCGCTACGGCAACCACAGGCACAGGCACGATAACGCTTGGAGCTGCTGAGACAGGCTATCAGTCGTTTGCGGATGGCGGGGTGTCTGATGCTGATGTTGTGCGTTACACGATAGAAGATGGTGACGCTTGGGAAATTGGCACTGGCACCTATACCGCCACTGGCACAACGCTTTCACGCACATTGACTGAAAGTTCAACAGGCTCTTTGCTTAACCTGTCTGGCAGCGCGGTCGTGTTTATTACGGCTGCGGCAGAAGATTTAATCTTAGAAAGTGGCGGCACATTTTCTGGTGATATTGCATTAAGCAATGTTAACATTGTCTTTGAAGGATCAACTGCTGACGATTTTGAAACCACACTTACAGTGGTAGACCCCGAAGCTGATCGCACAATTTCCCTGCCAGACCAAAGCGGTCAGGTAATGCTTTGGCAGAATAATTTTTTGCAAGGCGATAGCGACGATAACTACTTTAATATTCCTATAGGCGATGACGCTTTAAGCTCAATGGCTTATGGTTCTTCTTTTTGGAATGTAGCCATAGGTTCAGGCGCAGGAGCCGCAATAACGGGTGGTGACGCGAATGTTTTAGTTGGTCATGAAGCAGGAAATGATTTAACCACTGCTACTAACAACGTAGCAATAGGGTTTCAATCCTTTGATAACAATACTGGAGCTGCAAGCTCTGTAGCAGTTGGTTATCAAGCATTGCACGGCGCATTAACGGGAATAAGCAATACAGCAGTTGGCAGAGCTTCATTAGGTAGTACAACTTCTGGAGAATATAATACAGCAGTTGGTAGGAGTGCTGGATTTAATATAACTACAGGAAATTATAATGTTGTAGTTGGCGCTCAGGCTCTTGATGGTGGTAATGGTGATGCTAACGTAGCAGTTGGTTATCAAGCATTAACCAGCAGCAGTTTTGCAGGCAGTAATAATATTGCAGTAGGAAGGCAAGCGGGTGAAAGCGTAACCTTTGGCACTCATAATATCGCCATTGGACGAGAGGCAGGCGCTGACACAACCACAGGTTCTCAAAATATCGCTGTTGGTGGTTATGCTTTAACTCTTAACACGGGATCAAGTAACATAGCAGTCGGTTATGGCGCAGTGGGTGGGACAGGAGCAGGCACTGGCAACGTAGGTGCTGGACACCAAGCTCTTTTAGATGTAACCAGTGGCAATTATAACACAGCATTAGGCTATCAAGCGGGTTTTAACTTAACTACAGCGAGTAGTAATGTCGCTATTGGCGTTTCCGCCATGTATGATAACGCGACTGATACAAATTCAGTGGCTGTCGGTAGTAACGCAGGTCGCGGCACTTTTCTAACAGGCGGCACTTATGTAGGTTCTTTGGCAGGGAACTATGCCGTAAGCAGTAAAGACTACCAAGTCGCTATTGGCTATAATGCCATGAATGACTGTGATGGTGATTATAGTGTGGCTATTGGCTATGATGCAATGTCAGATGGAAATCATCAGCGTTCAGTTGCTATTGGCTATGATGCGTTAGGCAGATCAACCACAAGTAATCCATATTATAATGTCGCAATTGGTTATGATAGTGGTGATAATGTATATTCTGGAGACTACAATACACTTGTAGGATATAATACAGATACAGCCGATAACACGGCAAGTTACTTTGTTTGCATCGGTGGGAATGCACAATCAGCAGCAGGCGGCGTTTCTATTGGTTATCAAGCTGGGGCTAGTGCTTTAAGCACTTCACAATATAACGTTTATATTGGTTATCAAGCTGGGTATGACGTAGACGGTGGCGATTATAATTCCTTCTTGGGCTATCAGAGTGGGTATAATGGCGGTTCTGGAAGTTATAATGTAGGTAGCGGTTATAGAAGTCTTTACAGCTTAACATCAGCGTCTTATGCCGCTGCTTTAGGAAATGAAGCTCTCTATAGCTTGACTGAGGGTGATGATAATTCAGCTTTTGGAGCATATGCAGGTCGCAGCGTAAACACTGGAGCCAACAACACTTTTCTAGGATATAACGCAGGGTATTCACAGGGCGGCTCTACAACAAACGCACTGACAACAGGTTCTAATGTTACCTGTGTTGGCAATGAAGCTATGCCTAGTGGCGCGACAGCTACAAACGAAATTACGCTTGGTGATAATAATATCACATCACTGCGCTGTAATGTTCAGACTATAAGCAGTCTATCAGACGAGCGCGACAAAACTGCGATTACAGATATTAGCTATGGGTTAGACTTCATCAACGACATGCGCCCAGTGCAGTTCACTTGGAACCGCCGTGATGGATCGTTGGGTGCAAAGACAGATATCGGCTTTATTGCTCAAGAGTTGCACGATGTTGAGCTAGACCACTCATCTTCATCGCGCACACGCTTGGTGAATTGGTCAAACCCTGAAAAGTTAGAGGCGGATTATGTTCGTTCATATCCTATTCTTGTGAAGGCCGTACAAGAACTGTCGGCAAAATGTGATGCGCTTGAGGCGCGTATAGCTGAGTTAGAAGGAACCTAAATATGGCTGTAAATGAATTAGACCGTGACTACCTGAAGCTGTTACATATGTGCGATCAGGTAGAAAACATCCAAAATGGCATGAAAATGGAACATGAAAGCGATGCTGAAAAGAAAAAGCAGGTCGGTAACATGGTCATGCACTTGGAAATGGAAGTGCTAGACAGCAAGTACACAGATGGCGGCAAAGACATGACGCGCATCAACAGCACTATTACTTCAGGCCGTACTTACTGGAAGTCATAACACATGCTTGGATTTACACCATTAGCTTCCGCACCACTCGCGGATAGTGGTGTTGATCCAAACGTTGTTGTTGAAGTAACGGGTGTCGCTGGCACGGGAGCCGTGGGCAGCGTAACGGTTGAAGCTGATGCCAATGTACCCGTCACAGGATTAGAGGCGACTGGTGGTGTAGGCAGCGTTACAGTCGCTGCATCTGCGGTTGTATCTCCTACGGGCTTAGAAGCAACGGGTGGCGTTGGAACGGCGACCGTAATTGGAGAGGCGGTTGTATCTCCTACGGGCGTTGCTGGCACAGGTAACGTTGGTGACGTAACTGTCGAAGCTGATGCTATTGTTAATGTCACGGGTCTTGAGGCTACAGGGGCTGTTGGTGACGTATCCGTAACAGGAAGTGCTGTTGTTTCTGTAACTGGGTTGGAGGCCACGGGAGCCGTTGGCACTGTAACGGTTGAGGCTGACGCAAACGTTCCTGTCACTGGCTTGGAAGCTACAGGCAATGTGGGCAGCGTAACGGTAAATGCGTCTGCGATTGTTAATGTCACTGGCTTAGAGGCCACAGGCGTTGTGGGCAGCGTTATTGTTTGGGGCAATATTATTCCTGCTCCGGGTACGGCATACACCCCTATTACACCCGCACCGGGAACAAGTTTTACGGAAATCACGCCATCTCCAAGTACGAGCTACAGTAATATTGAACCAAATCCGGGAACAAGCTATACTGAGATAGAACCTGATCAAGAAACCACTTGGGTTGAGATAGCGGCTTAGAGGTTATTATGAGTACATATGCAAATACAGGTATCGAACTTATAGGAACGGGCGAACAGTCTGGTACGTGGGGCGATACAACAAATACCAACCTCCAGATAGTCGATAGGCTTACAAGTGGAGTTGGTACAATTACGCTCAGTGGTACAACGCATACACTGTCCACAACAGACGGAGTGTTGTCAGATACACAGTATGCTGTTCTTTTGTTTAGCGGATCACCGAGCGGAACAAATACGGTAACGATTCAGCCAAGTGACTTGCAGCGTGTGTTTTTTGTTAAGAACACTACATCTGAAAGCGTCATATTGAGTCAAGGCACTGGTAACAATGTAACGATTGCCGCAGGAAAAAGTGCAGTTGTCTATACAGATGGCACTGGTGCGGCAGCAAATGTTGTTGATGTCACCAGTACAATTAACTTTCAGCCACTAGATGCAGGGCTAACATCTATTGCAGGGCTAACAACCTCCGCAGATAAAATGATTTACACTACGGGTTCAGATACCTACGCTGTAACAGACTTAACATCTGCGGGTCGCGCTATTCTTGATGATGCTGATGCGGCGGAACAACGGACAACACTGGGTCTTGGCACGATTGCAACACAAGCATCGGATAGTGTTACAATTACGGGTGGTTCTATTTCTGGAATTACTGAAATTGCCGTTGCTGACGGCGGCACAGGACTTTCAACGGTTCCAACAAACGGGCAGCTTTTGATTGGTGATGGCTCTGGTTATACGCTTTCGACACTAACCGCTGGAAGCGGAATTACTGTTACCAATGCTGCTGGCTCAATTACGATTGCATCTACGGACGCAGGTGGAACGGTTACTTCTGTCAGCGGTGCGGGGACTGTTAATGGATTGAACCTTACGGGGACTGTCACAACTAGCGGAAGCCTGACGCTAGGCGGAACATTAGCAATTAACAACGATGATTGGTCTGGCACTGTTCTTTCTGTGGCTAACGGGGGTACGGGCGCATCATCGTTTTCCAGTAACACCGTTCTTATTGGCAATGGCAGCGATACATTTAACACAATTGGACCCGGAGCTAGTGGAAATGTTCTGACCAGTAATGGCACCACATGGCAAAGTGTCGCCCCTGGCACAAACACTACTTTTGGTGCCATAGGAACCTATGTTTTTGCTTGGTATAATGGCTCACTTGAATTTAGCGCCGGAGATACGACTTTAGGTAGCAATTTACGTCCGGCGGCGATAAGTAATTTTAGCTCCTACTCCTCCTCCACTTCTATAATCACGACTTCAAATATAACAATTTACGGGTCTGCTGGGACTA